TCCATTTCAACGAAATGGTGTTGTCTACACGAACAGGAAGAACCCCTTGATCACCACTGAACGCTTCCAGCACCGCATCAATTTCTGCAAGCGTGTCAAACATCAGAAATGCAAATTCCGGCTGCGAATCGTCGTCCGGCCATTCGTTTCCATTTTCAAACAAAACGAATCCCGCAGGCAGATTTTTAGTTTTATCACTGCATTCCAGCACAAGGCCGACGCGAGCTGCGGCTCTAATTGACAGGAACAACGGCATCGCTACTTCGCTTTCCATTTCTGCCTCCTTTCACAGCTTCAGCAGCCCGCGCCGGCATTTCATCCCACTCTTTCCCATCGAGCTCACGCCCGGCCTGGCGCTTGCCGACGCGTTTGTATGTCGGCCCGATGCCGGACGCCGGATTCCATTCGACCGGAAGGAACTCGCCCCACTGCTTGAAGAAGAACGGCACCTTGCTCGCGACGCATTGATCGCGCGCGCCGCGGGCCCAGTCCGGATGCATCGGCCGTGCGCCGTCGCCCGACTCTCCGCCCGCGATGACCCAATCGATGAAGATCGAATAGGCCGAAACCAGAGCTTGCGGTTTAAGTTCGCAGTATGCGCCGGCTGCCTTCGCCTCCTCCGGCGTCTTATATTCCGCCGCCCAGTGCCAGCACATCGGCCACATCCAGTGCTTGAAGTTCACCGGCCCCAGCGCCGGCTCGTACGAAACGAACCGCACCGACGCCGGCGTCTTCAACAGCCACGGGATCCGCTCGTCGGCCGTCGCCTGGTCCTCGACCGAGACACCAAGCCAGACGTTCGGAAGCGGCAAGCCGAGCTGTCCGCTGTCGCTGCCGATCGCGAGCAGTCGATCGACCGCCGGTCGAATGACCTCGATCTTCAGGCCTGGACGCCACATCGCTTGAGAGATCGGCGTGATCCGGCAGGCGTCGGCGTACTTGAACATCCGCTCCGGCCGCTTCGTGAGCACCTGGAAGATGTGCTGCGGACAAAGCGCCATGATCGCGAAAACTTTGTCAATGAACTCGTCCGGCACGTCCTGGTGAAACAGATCCGACATCGAATTGACGAAGATGATCTTCGGCTTCTTCCAGCGCAGCGGCTGCTCGAGCTTCTCCGGCCACGTCCGCACCTGATCCGGCCGGCCGTCCGCGTAGCCCTTCACGCCCATCGCCGCCAGCCGCGGATACTCGCGGAACATGTAGCAGTTCTTGCAGCCGGCGGAGATCTTCGTGCAGCCCGTCACCGGGTTCCACGTCGCGTCCGTCCATTCGATTTTCGACTTATCGCCCACGCTTGAATCCCTTTACCGTCTTTAGCCAGGCCAACCGATTCAGCCGCCAGTTCATTTCCGCGCGCCGCGCGCTCTTCCGGATTATTTCCCGCTCACGCCCACCCGAGAACCACTGAAAATGCATCCGCAGGAACGCTTCCCGCCCGGTCACTTCTGCACCGTCAGCAGCACCTTCCCTTTATGGATCGAGATGCCCTTCACCCGCACCAGCGATCGCGATCCCGTCGGCGTCTCGACGACCACCTTCGGTAGATCGATCTCGAGCGTCGCCGGCGACCCCCGTTCAAGCCGCTTCGATTCATCCTCGTCCGCCTTCACTCGAATGTTCTGCTCCATGATGCGAATCTCCGCTTCGTCCCCCGAACAATGCGAGCAGCGATCGCACAGATCGATCGACTCCACCGCATTACCGAACAGAAATCTCCAACCCACTTTCGTCGCCGCCTCGATGACGAGCTGTCGGTCATCGCCCTCGAAGTTCTGCACCGACCCGCACACATCGCACTCGATCGTCGTCCGCGCCATGCTGTTCAAATCCGCAATCCGAAATCCGCAATCCGAAATCGTCAGCCCTTCAACGCCGCGGCCAGAAACGCCGCTTCCTTCTCGAGCGCCGCCAGATCTCCGCGATTAATGATGTGATGCCGGCAAAACTTCTCGAAGAACTCCCGATCGAACGAATCGTTCGCCAGCCCGGTACCCGGCCGCTCTATGAAGATCCACGCATGCGGAATCCGTCCGCTCATGACGTCGTCTAAGTGCATGGCGCCGTACTTCGTGTAGAATCCTTCCAGTTCCGCCTTCCGCCGCGCCCCGACCACGATCTCCCCGTTGTCCGCGCACTCATCGATCAGGCAGCCAGGCGCACGGAGCGCCAGCAGATCACCCAGCGCGCGGAGCTGCCGGCGATATTCTTCCTTCCGCTTGCGGATGAACGCCGCCCACAGATCCGCCGGCTCGCACCCAGGCCACGGCCCGTGCGCCTGGATGAACGCCAGCATCCGAATCAACACATCCCCGCACTCCGCAATCCGCCAACGAACGGAAGACCGAGATGAAAGTGCCAAAGGCTCCGCTGTCACCACCTCAGTCCTCAGTCCTTGGCCCTCAGTCCTGAGTTCCGCGGCGAGCAGCCGAGCGAACTCCGTCTTCCCCGAGCCAGCCGCGCCGACGATGAAAATGTGCTTGGGTGCGCTCATTTCTTCTTTCCCTTGTTGACCTTGGAGATCACCTTTTGAAGCGCCGGATTCTTCTTCGCCAGCTTTGCCTTCTCCGCCTTCATGACCTTCGCCACTTCCGCCGGCGACGGAGCCTTGTCCGTTGCCTTTTTCTTGTCGGGCGCGACGCCGGAGATCTCGCACTTCACGGCTTCGTCGATCTCCGCCAGATCGATCTTGAGCTGCTTCGCCGCTTCGTAGAGCTCTTTGACTTCCCAATTGTCCCGAGACAATTCGTACTCCTGATGGCAGCTCGCCTTCTGCGCCAGGTCGCCAAGATTGATCACGCGCCGCAGTTCGGCGTCTGAGAGCTTGCTGAGTGAATTGCGGCCGACCGGCTTGCCGATCACTTCGCTGAGCAGTTTGAGATCGTCGGGAGCGTGCGGGATCCTTTCCTCCGCCCACTCCTCGAGCATTTCGCGATTGAGTTCGCCCTTCACCTGCGCCGCGATCTTCTTGAAGATCAGCTTCCTCCGCAGGTCCTCGACCTTGATCTTCTCAGCCAGCTTGCGCTGATGCTCCTGGCGCTCCTCATCCGTCATTTTCTTTTCGGCACGCCGGCCAGTGGGCTCCTTCGGCTTGACGTAAAGAATCTTCCCGCTGTCCACGTCCACCGCCGGAACCGCGCCCTTGTCGCTTTTCTTGACCGTCTCGAATTCTCCGGACTTCAGCGCGCCGGACGGCGTCTTGCCGCCCCATTCGCTTTTGACCCGGAGAACCTTCTGGCCTTCCTCCAGGTCCTCGCCGGCCTTCTTCTGCTGCTGCTTCACGAACGCCGTGCACTTCAGCTTGAAGCACGCCGGATCCGTGCAGCGGTCCTCTTTGGCGTCAAACAGGTTCGGGTTGTTGATCGTTCGCTTCGGGCACACCGCGCACGAGCCGGCCTCCGGCACAAGCGCCGCATCCTGCTTGTCGAACTTCGATTCCTTCAGATTGCAGTGGATCTCTTCTTCGATGAACTGCGCCAGGCCGCGGACTGATTCAATCGCCGCCGGCGGGTCATACATGCCGAAGCTTTTTCCGCCGCGCGCGGCCTTTACAACCTCCTCGATCGGCTTCTGGCGTTCATGCTGTGCGAAGTATCCAGCCGGACAGAATGCGCGCCGGAGCGCCAGCTCCTGATCCTTCGGCTGCAGCCGTGCGATCAGGATCGCGTGACCTGGAGAAAGCAGCCCCTCAGCCATCAATGTCTTCGCCGGCTCGATCAGCTCCGCCAGCTTCAGCCGCTGATAGACGAAGCTCGGGGACTTCCCGACCTTCGCCGCGATCTGCTCCACGTCGAGCTTTGCGGTCTTCATCAGCGCCGCATAGCCTTCGGCCTGGTCGAGCGGCTCTACGTCTTCGCGCTGCTCATTCTCGACGACTTGGACGATCAAGGCCTCGACGTCCGTGTACTCACGGATCAGACAGCGCACTTCCGCCAGGCCAGCCAGCTTCGCCGCGCGAAAGCGTCGTGCGCCGGCGATGATCTCGAACTTCGCGTTCTTCTTGCGGACGATCAACGGCACCAGGACGCCGGACTTGCGAATGGATTCGGCAAGCTCCTCGAGCCTGTCCTGGTTGAAATGCTTGCGCGGATTCGTCGATGATTCGCTCAGCTCCGCGAGCTTAATCACCCGCAGATCCGCCGGCGTCGACTTTGCAGACGTCTGCAAAGTCTTGACTTCTGCCTTTGCCGGCTCATCGAGGACCGCCGCGGCCGCTTCTTCCTTTGGTTTGCTCATACTGCCGTTCCTCCTGCTTGGGTGGCCATCGCCGAAGTCGAACGCTTCCGCGAATCCTGCCAGCCGTTGAAGTAGTCCTTCATCCGCTTGATATGCGCCTCCGGCCAGCACGGCAGCACGCACACGCTGCGGACGCCGAACGCGCCAGGGATCTCGCGCGTTGTAGCGCGCCGGCCGAAGCGAATGTCGAAGCATCGTTCGAACTCTGCGCACAGCTCCGTCGGCAGCTCGCCGAGCGTGATCAATTTCGGTTCGCTCATTCGCGGTCCATCCCATTGGGAATCTTATGTTTGGCGAGCTCCAGCTCGAGCCGTTCGATTTGCTTCTTGAGTTCTTCGTTGACCTTCTCTGCATCGCGATTCCAGACGCCCATCGAAATCGACGCGCCTTTCCAGCGCTGCGCCTCGAGAGTCAGGCGAACGATCTCACATTGACATTCCTTGGAATCCTTGCGCCAGCGCCAGGCCAGCGCGACGAGCTTGCGAGCCGCGCGATCCTTGATCAGCACCGCCAGCCAGAAGGCGGAGAGCATCAGCGCGACATGTAAGAGAATTTCGATAAACCCCATGCGCCACCTTCGTCCCGTTGTTATTTCGGCGGGCGCGTCGCTCCCGGACCGAATTGGCTAGTCCGAACGCGCCCGCCGTCGTACTCTGGTAAAACCGTCAGGAGACTTTCTTCAGCGCCTCGTCGATCACTTCACGCAGCGCGAGCAGCTCGTCGCCGATCGCATCCTTGTTGAGCAGCGCATTCGGGCGCATGACCATGCCATTGAGATCCGTCGAGAACCCGGCGATCTTCTTCACGCAGCCGCGAAGGACGAACGTGTCCTCCAGGTACTTCGCGCGGTCCTCGACATCGAGCAGCTCCGGCTCGATCTCGCGGACGACTTCTTTACGTTTGCCTGCCATAAAACACACTCCCATCCCCGCCCGCGCGCCTATCCGCTGAGATCCCTCAGCTCTTGGGTTGCTGTTTCAAACCGCCTTCAAACCGCCTTCTTGTTCAGATCCTGCTGCTCGTGCCGCGCCAGCCGGACCTTTGCGAACTTCCGCCGCGTCACTTTCAGCCGGAGATTGTCGTTTCGCTTTTCGTAGCAGCTTTCGATGTACTCAGTCGCCGTGAACGCGATCCCATGCTTCTCGAGCAGCTTGACCAGGTGCGGAGCGATCTTGTAGAGCGTGTGCGGCCGGAGCTCGACGGTCAGCCCCGCCTCGATCCGCGAGAGCGTCGACGCGGAGATCCCGGCCATATCGGCCAGCTCCGTCATGTCCACGCCCGCCAGCAGCCGCCACATTTCCGGAGATCTCATCGCGAGGCCTCCCGCCGAACAGCACTTTGAATCTCTTTCAGTTCGACTTTGTTTTGCATGATCTCCAACGCCACCGAGTGACACTCGATCCCGATCGCAAGAAGGAAAAGGGTTAGCGCCGTCCATGGACCGGCTTCGCGATGCACAGAGAACAGGAGGCCGATCGTCAGGATGAACCGCACAGTCATGAAAACTCGCTTCATCCGATCGCCCTCCTTTCCTCGTGCGCCACCACAATCGTCCCGCTCGGAGCATCCACGTTCGTCGAGACGTCCAGCCCGGCCCTGCGCGCCGCTGCGATCAGCGGTTCGGTCTCGCTGATCGGTTTCCTCAACGCCTCCGCGCGATTGCGATCGATCCGCGCGTTCTGCACCATCCGGTAAAAGTGCTCCGGTCCGTCGTCGCCCGTAAACTCAAACGCCGCGATCAGCCCCGCCCAGTGCTTGCGGCGCGGCATGACCTTGCCCAGCTCGATCTCCGAGATCCGCGCCGGCTTCACCCGCGCGGCCTCCGCTATTTCCCGTTGCGACTTGCCCAGCACCAGCGTCCGCCATACTCCCAGCGTTCGGCAGTCCGCGGCCGACTTCGGCAGCTCCGCCGGCATTTCCGTTTTCACTTCTGTTTCCGTTTCCATGTTCAGCGCCCCCCAGCGCAACCCTTTCCCTCCGCCATAACTTCCAAAACTGATCGATTGTGAGCTGGTACGCTCGGACGAGGCCAGGGACACGATGCATCGGCGGCTGTAAGCCGCGTTCGATAGCCGACACCGGGTCCTTGCCCAAACCTGCAAGCACGCCAAGCTGCGTCTGAGTGAGATTCAGGGACTTGCGTCGTTCGGCCAGGGAGTAGAATTCAAGGATGCTCGTCATCGAATTATCTTTCCGGTTCAACCCCGTACGAATCCTTGTTGAATCCATGTCGCTTACTTGTAACGGAAGATATACCGTTTTAAAGACGTGTCAATCCGTTTTATAAGAATTAGCTGGAACTATCTTGTAACTCGTTACAGTCGCTTTGGATGGACACTATAAGAAATCGCCGAATCCGCGTGAAAATGGGCATGGCTCTTCTGGACATGACTTCCCAGAAAGAGCTCGCAGACCGCGCTGGATTGAACCAGAAGACCATCGTGACGCTGATGCAAGGGCAGGTGTCTCCCGACAGCAGCACGATGACCCTGGTGGCGCAAGCGCTCGGACAGAAGCGCTCCTGGCTCGAAGGCGAGGACGACATCCGAAACTTCCAAATCCCCGGCGACCTTGCTGTCACCATCGACGACACGCTTTCAAAAAGCCACGGCGTCAAGATCACGGCCCTCGAGCGCCGAGCGGCGCCGCCGGCTTCGGTCCGCGAGCCGGACGTCACCTATCCAGAAAAGAAGATCGCCCCGGTCAACCGCCGCGGCGATCTGCCCGTCTTCCCGATCGCCAAGAAAGGCCAGAAGGGCGCCGTCGCGATCCCGACCTGGCACAACGCCGCGGCCGGCTACGGCGAGGACCTTGAAAGGGGAGAGGAGCTCACCTACGTCCGAGAGCTGCCGGACTGGAAGGGCGTGCATTCCGTCTTCGTCCGCGGCGACAGCATGGAACAGACCCTTCACAACGGAGATCTGATCCTCGTCCAGCAGTTCCAGAACCCGAACGGGTTCATCGACCTTCCGCCGCGCGGAACGGATCCCAAGAACTCGCGGGCCCAGCTCGAGCAGTTCGTTCCGAACGACAAGCTCTTCATCCTGGCGATAGGCCACGGCGCCGGCGAAGACTTCACAATAGACGTCGGGCCCACGATCAAACGTGTTCGCTACGAAGGCGGCTTTGACTGGGAGCTATTCATCGACGCCGACAATCCGGTCGTCTGGAAATCAAAGAAGGTCCGCTCAAAGCAGTCCGTGCGCTTTTACGCTCGCGTCATGGGTATCGGAAACGGCAAGTATGCGTGAGGGGACCGTCTATGAGCGACGTCGAGGCCGAATTCTTTAAGAAGGCACAGCAGCAACAGGCCACCGTCGCCGCCGCCGCACCTTCGGCAAAAACCGCCCCAACAACATTTCATCAGCCGAACTTCCGCGGCGCTTATGTCCGCTCCTGGTGGATCGCCTTCATCATTTGTTTCATTTGCTACGTTCTGGGATTGATGAGTCGAAGTCCCTGGTTCACTGCTGGCCTCGTATTCTGCCTTTTGGTAGGCCTGTATCATTTCGCCGGCTATGACGAGAAGGAGCAGCATGCCGGCCGCGGCGCCATCCGCGGATCCATCGCTGCAATTATCATCTTGCCAACCATGACGCTGCTCGCCGCCCTATGTCTCGGATGGTACGCCAATTATTTGATGCCCAAGGAACCGCCTTCCGTCCCGGCCGCATATGATCCGGAACTCGAAAGGTTGGAGGAAGAAGTGATCAAGCTCGACGCCAATTGGAAATCCGGACTGAACTCAAGAACGCCGTACGAAAGTTTGAACGCCGAACAGAATCTCGCGAACGCCCGCCGGCGCCTCGAGGATTACAAGCGAGCTCATTCGAGATAGATTGCAGACGTCTGCAAAATGCGCCCACACGAATTTCATACCCTGCTTGGCACCATCAAGTACACGCTACAGCGCCGCGGAGGCGTCGGCGGCCGGTGGCACTATTACTTCCGTTGGCAGAACGAACGCCACCGCGACTCCACGAAGACGACCGATCTGCTCGACGCCCAGGAGTTCACCGAACGCGCGATCGAGCGGATCCTCAATACGCACCGCTCCGGCGCCGCGGCGCTCACGCTCGAGGACTCGATCAAGCGCTTCCTGGATGAAACATGGCCAGGCGAAGACAAGCGCGCCGGCAACCGCTCATACCAGGACTATAACCAGCGCTTGAAGGCCTTCGCCAAAGGACGCGAGAAGCTCGATCTGGGATCCCAGTCGCAGCTCGTCCTCACGGGCATCGTCCAGACCTACTTAACAGAACGCAAGAATGCCGGCTATGCGCCGGCCTCCGTCGACACCGATCAGCGCCGCATCAGCCGGCTGTTCTCCTGGCTCATGCAGCCGCCGGCGAAGCTCACCTGGCCGCGCAACCCGGCCGCCCGTAAGCTGCTCAAATTGGATCCGGTCCGCCGCGAAGTCAAACCGCCGGCCGATTCGCGCGTTGCCGCCCAGCTCATGCAGTGGGCCAAAAACGACACGATCTTCCCCGTCCTGGTGCTGATGCAGAATTGCTTCCGGCCGTCCGGCTGCACGCGCGTAACCTGGTCGGACCTGCGCACCGGCTCGCCGGCGCACATCCGCGTCAAAGAGAAGGACCTGGTGCGACACATTCCGCTGAGCCCATGGGCCAGCCGCGAGCTGCTCAACTGGAAGAAGAAACACCCGCCGGCGAGCCCCGACGAGCGGATCTTTCCCTACGGCGTGAATACGGCTCATATCCGCTTGCGCCGGCTGCGAGAGAAGCATAATCTACCGGAGAGTGAGGTACTTGGAGCATTCCGGCGCCTGAGTTACCTGCGGTTGTACGAAGCCGGCGTGGATCCGCAGCGAGCGGCGAAGTTCATGGGGAATTCAGTGCAGACAGCGATGAAGCATTACGTGGACCTGGCGCACCTGACCGACCAGGACGCCGCGCGCGCATTGGACCCCAATTTTGTCCACAAAACGTCCACAAAGAGGAAAGCTCAGTCGAGCGCCCAAAAGCGCAAATACAGTTAAATAAAAGACTTACAGACCGTGGAGAGGTGGCAGAGTGGTCGAATGCACCGCCTTGCTAAGGTTCCTGACCTTCTAAACCCAATAAAATCGGACGCTACAATACCGAATACCATGCAAAAAGACGCATTCGTTCTTGCGCCTATCCACAAAACGTCCACAAAAATTTAACGGCCCGCGAGCGTCCGACAGAATAACACCCCGGAGTCGGCCGCAGTCAGCCAATCAACCGTCGCTTGTCCTGCCGAAATACCACCTCCGGCCGGGTGCAGTTTGCAATCAACTAACAAGCCGTAAATAGTGGCTCCGACATTGCCCGGAAACAACGGAGCGAGAGCGTTCGCGAGTGAGTGAATCGTGCAACCTACCGGGCTTTTCCCTGAACCTCCGGGATTCGGAATCGTGCAGTATGCCGCCTCCAACACGTCATTGTAACCGCTATACGTCAACCCAGTGTAATTGGCCCATGTGATCGTTGTTGCATCAAACACGGCCGTAATGTACTGCACCCGAATCAAGAGTTGTACAATTGCTTGTGAGACCGCGTCCCACGTGAACGTCCCGGTCGATAAATTGTGAGAGGAACTTACACTTTTCCAAACGTTCGGCGTCACAAGCGCCCAACCAAAACCCGTTCCGACTATGTTCGGCTGAACGGCTTGCGCAGTGTCTACAGGTTGCGCCAATTGAATTAACGTTTTCCCTCCGTTTGCGTTGTCGTCGTAGCTATCATTGACGCCGGAAAAACACTGAAAGCCTTGATTCGGTGCTCCTGAATTTGGAGCCTGCAACCAACGCGTTGAACCGACAACCGCCGTACTGACAAGACAACCGCCGTCGTAAGGGCCGGCCGTCGCGCTCCACGCCGAATCACCCGAGCTGTTGAACGCTCTGATTTGATAATAATACACGCCGACGTCTTCCACCGGATCGACATACGCCAATATTCCAGTTCGAACACATGCGATAGTTGCGAAGGTGCCACCGGCCCCGGTCTTTCGCTGAATCTCAACGCCGGTTGTCTTTGGTCCTGCGGGATTCGTCCATGATAAGTGGATTTTGAAGCCGTCGGTGCCTACGTCGGACGTTGCCGTGAGTCCAGTCGGTGCGACCGGAGGTCCCAATTGTCCACCGCTCACGGCCGGCCGAACTACCGTACGGCCGGGATTCTTTTGGAACCGGTCTGGATAATTAAGCAACGACGGCCGTTGCGGTCGAATATCGTCGCTCATCATGCATGACTACCCCGGAAAGATTTGAGACTTCGTTTTGTAAATCGTGCTTCCGAACTCATCCGCGGACTTAATACAACTGAAGCGCCGGCGCGCAGTCACCGCGCGGAGCGGAAACGGCTTTTGGCTCGATGCGCCAGATCCGACAGGAATGGCGTTGTTTAGGAGTTGGCCCAACCCATACGTCGTAATGATACCATCGAACTCTAGCGGCCCATCGCGCGCCAGGCGGTACTGATCGTCCAGCGTTCGGAATACGTGCCCCTGCAGCAGCGTACTATCATCGCGGAGGGCAGGCCCCTGAAATCCGCCAGGCAGATCCGCAGCGGCCGTCTGACCAGGCACCGACGCAGGTACAGGCCACGACGTGATTCGTAGCCACATATCATACATCCCGTTCAGATCGACGATGATCTGGCGCGAAAAGTTCGGCGCCAGCTTGTCCGCATCGGGCGAGTCCTCGAGGATGCTCCACTGGCCGATCGCGCTCGAATTGTTGAAAATGTCAGAGGCCATGCCGCAAGCCATACTCAATCGATGATCGACCGGAATCGCGATCGACATTCGAATGTCGTTCGGCGTGATATCGAGCTTGTTTCCGCCGCTCACGCCGAATTGAGCGCTGTTCCATTTGAACGATCCTGCTGAGGTTCCATCACTGTCGGCTTTAATATCCCGAAGTTTCGGAAGATAAATAATCCCGTCGTCAAACACTTCAAGTCCGTCAAACTCCGGTCCAAGTGTCCACGATCCTTGATTGCATTCTGAGCGAATCGGGTATGGGAAAATGTCCCCGGCCGCCGTCGCACTCCCTTGGAAAGTCAACAATGTCGGCCATACCGGCCTGGTTATCGGCGCCAGCGGATTCGCAGAGTAGCGCGTTCCTGTCTGAAAATTGTATGTCGGATTCAAAATGTACGCCGTGAGCACCCACGGATACTGGGCGTTCGCTTCCGCAAATGTCTGAGCATTCGCGACTCCACCCTGAACCGCGAGCGTAGACCATGCATTGAAATCGTTGGGACTCCACGCCGGAAGTAGTGCAGGATTTCCGCTATAGGCGTATGTCGCTCCAGTAGAGGACCAATTGACGCCTGTCGTATCAACGCGTGTTTCGATCTTCGGCAAGCTGCCATGCCCAACCGCGCGCGTCACCGTGAACTCCGATGATTCTTCGTAACTTCCGCCCGTAACCGTCGCGTATGGCGCAGAGCTCGCCGGACCGATGCAAAACGGAATATCAACGCCGTCGTTCGTATCTTCCCACCGGTTACGAACAAAATTGAGCGTCGTCGACGCGCCTAACGATTCGCTGTACGTAAGCTTGATTGCCCAGCCGCCAGCCTTCGACAAGAGCCGATCAAAGACGCCCTTTTCTCCACCGATTCCAATCAACGAGACGTAAGAAATGTTTACGTCTGGACCCTTACGCGCCCCGCCGATCCCGCTATTGTTCTGGCCAACGCCTTGATTGAAATTGTTCAGATAGTACTCATCCAGCCCGGAACCGATGGATTCAGGAATCGTAACCCAGCCAGGAATTGTCTGCAGCTCAGGCCATAACGCTTTTGCGGCCTGAACGACTGTGATCGTTTGATCGGGAAGACTCGGACCCCAGAACCCGAGAATGTACGCGATCATGTTCTGGAAGGTCCAGTAACATGCCTGCGTTTCGCTTTGCTGAGACGGATCTGGCGGCCCCTGATCCTTTGGAATCCCGTAATCCGGCCACGGAGCGAAGCATGGCATCCCCGCACGGAAGATGCAGTTCGGCCGGCCGCCAGGATTGAAATGCGATGGCCAGCCATGTTGATACTGAAACGTGATCATCGACGGCGTCACGATCCAACGGCCAACGACGCGAATGTCTTTAAGTAAATGTCGTACGTCCTTCGCCGTAACCTCGAGCCCGCCCTTCACGCGATGCCGAACCTTCAGGACCTGGCCGATGAACATCAATTGTTCCTGATAAGTTCCAGTACTGTCCGTGTACCCCTTCCGCACACAAACGGCCGTGCCATGGAGAATATCTGCGACAGGACCGTCCGGGTTGAACTCCGTTGATAGCGCCGGCTCGTCCGTGGAATCCGCGCCGGCCTCGATGATGATCTTGCAAGTCGCCGCTTCGCCGGAAAGACTCTCGTCCAATTCTTCGACGTACCAATTCGGGGAAGTATTCCCCATTGAATTGTCCATCGTGTTCGTCGCGGCGTTGTATTGTGTCGTCGAGCTGATCGAGCCGCCGAAATATGGACGCATGACGTCGGCCGTTTGGTCGACATAAGTCAATGGAGCAAGAATTGTGTTGGCCATGGTATTAGCTCACCACTGTCAAGGTTGCGCTTGCCGGGTTACCAGGTGCCACATTCGAAACACGTTTAAAATCTGTCGGTGTCGTATTTGACGACTGCACACTTCCGGCTGTCACCGCCTTCAAGACAACCGCAAAGAAACCATTGCTCGCCGGCGTCACGGTCAGAGATCCGCGGTAAAGTCCTCGCCTCAGCTTCAGCGATGAAAAGAGAACAGTAGCGTCCGGCGAAGAATAATCCTGCGTCGTTCCGGCCTGCGTTTTTCCATCCTCGCGAATGATAAACGCCTGGACTTTGGTCGCCGGTCCTTTGTCGCCAGCCGTGTTGTAGGTGAACTGAATATTCAGCGTTCGCCCGCCCGTGACTGGCGTCGGCTGCTTATATCTGAAGTCAGGAACGTTCGGCCGCGGGAGAACAACATTTCCGCTCGCATCGTATTCGATCGTCAAATGCTGGCGCTTGCCGTCCTCGATGCCGCCGTTCATGGCCGTAACGATGATTCGCCGCTTCCCCGCCGCGGCGCCGGCCAGGTTCGGGAGCGTCCACGTGATCGTTCCTCCGCCAGCGACGTGCGTCGCAGCCACCTGCGAAATTGCAGTTGGCTGATCTAACGCCGAATCATACAGATTGTACGTCGCGGATCCCGTTGAGCTGGCAGAAAACTGGATCTGAGTGTTGTTCCAGGCTCCGCCGGCGACGACCGATAGCACTCCCGGAGATCCGGGCGGTCCCGGAATGTTGGCCGTGCCGGCCGTCCAAGGCGATCCGGCTTGCCCCGTGTCGCTGTATGGCGTGATCGTGATCGTCGAGTTTCCAGCCGCCAGGCCGGAGAGCATGGCGGAGAGGGTGTTGCCGCGGCCGTTGTCGTAAACCGTTGTCGAGACCGTTCCATTCGTGACGGTGTAATGGTGAGCCCATGTCAGAAGCAAGAACGCGCCAAGGGTCGAAGCAATGTCGCCTGTATACGTGAGCGTCACAGTCCCGGAGATTCCGGAGTTGTTCACCGCGGACAACGTGATCGACCCGTTCCCGGCCGCGACGGTTCGCGTTCCTTGCGCTACGACATAGCCATTAAATGAAAGCGTTAGTGTGCGAACGGCTCCCGATGTCACTAGCGAGATATCAAACCGTCCCGCCGTGAGCTGTCGATTGACTGGCGCGATCGTCGCCCAACGATTCATCCCGGAGAGATTCCACGATGTAAGCTGTCTACTTCCGTCCGGAACTTTTTCGTATGATATTTGCTCAACAACAACAGTCGGAAAGTCCACCATCAACGACTGGCCTTTGTCACTTTCGAAATATTGCTGTTGAATCGTACAATCGATATCGAGATCGTTATTCCAATCACCCAGCGGAACCATCGATACTGTATGTGACGATTTTCGACGATCGTATGGCACGCTTGTCGGCGGAAGCGCCGCGCCCTCTTTCATATAAACAATCACACATGGCCGCTCGTCGCACACCAGTTTCCACCATGTATCGCCGTATCCCGTCGCGCACTGCTCACACGTGACGATTGCCCCGAGCCCGGTTCCGTCGTCTTTGACGTCGAAGCCGAGAAGAAATTCGTCATGCTCTCCGGGAGCGACGGTTGTCGGGTAGCCGGGAATCACGTCTCACTTTTTCTCCGTTGGCTTCACCGCTTCGATTGCGTCGATTAAATCCGAATAACCTTCGGCCATATTTCCGGGAACGCCACGTTTGGCGGCGTCGTCGAGAATGTCCTCCACGTAGTCCAAATGTTCTTGTTTCACTGTCAATGTGCCGTCGTTCTGAAATACCCACCCGTCGGAGCCGGGTACATCTTCAGTCATGCACGGTTTTTTTCCGGCCGCGGGGTTCTTGAGTCCCTTCATTACGCCCCCGTGCTTGCGCATTTCCACTCGCGAATCTTTCACCGGAGTTGTGGTTAACAGATTCCACAACGACGAGACCGCGTATTTCGTCAACTTCATTTCGATCATGTCCATTTGTTCTTGCCTCCCTTTTTTTGTTTGTTGCTACCCGTTCGGATTCGCTTGATCGTACGGAATGGCTAACCCGGTCTGTTGATTGATTCTCGCAGCGAGCGCCGGGAATTGCGCGAGCACGACGGCCGAACATAGAGCGTTAACCGCGGCCTGTTGTCCTGCCGTGAGGTTTCCGGTCCCGCCCGGTTTGATGTAATTAAAAATGGCGACAATATCGTTTGGCGTTCGCGACGACTGTCCGTTGACTTTCGCAATATTCGCGGCCGTGATTGCTTGTCCCTGTTGTATTTGTGTGGAAGTAGCACCCGGAGCGGCGTCAAAGGTTCCGTCCGCGCGAAACATTTGCAGCGGACATACCGCACTAACCATGTCATGCAATTCACTGAGGAGCATCTTTTATGCCTCGATGGTTCCATGTAGGCCCGTATTCCACGCAAGCCCCGCCGTTCCGTACCACGTTCCCGTTCCCGTATTTGTTTTCACGAGCCACGCACAGAAATGCTTTCCTACGACCGGATATCCTTCGTAATTAGCTTGCTGTGTGGTAATTCCATTAGCCGCGACCGCCGGATTTCCGCCGTTCGATACTGTGGCCGAATTTACCGTCGTCGAGTCCAAGCCTATGCCGACAGAATTGTCTCCCGTTGCTGAAGAATTAGTCGAAGATACGGCGATACCTACTTTCACTATGCAATCCTGCCACCCAATCAAAAATTGAATTTCGTCGGCCGAATTCACTTCCGCGAAACTAGTTGTTGCGCTCGATGCTGCGGTGGAATTCGTGTCAAGAACAACCATCGTCCGTTCGACGCGATTGTACATATTAAAGAGGAACCGTTTTGCAGCACTATCTTCTGTAGTGGTAGTCGCCGTCGTGTAGAACGAACCGAGATAGCGGCGTGTCAATGCGCCAGTTTTGCATAGCACGCCATCTTGCAACACGAGTGCAGTTGCGCGCGTCGAAGTGTTCGACCATGCCAGTACTTCAAGTGTCACCGTTCCCGCGTTGTCATAGACAAACACGTCGTACGGCAATGCATTCGTGAGCGTTCCAAGTGCGACGCTAATCTCCGAGAGTTTGTACATTTTCCAGATTGTGCCGTTATAGATTGACACCCTACATCCCTTGTACGGCGTAAAATAAATCGTGGTCGCTCCCGTGACGTCCGCGGTTGTGACTGGCGTTACACTCGTAAGAGTCAACCTTCCTTCACATACGCCGGGGTCGACGAACCCGACGTCGTTCCAGTTCGCTCCGTCTGATTGAAACATGGTGAGCGTATCGGTTTCGAAATAACGATAATTTGTGTTTCCGCTTGCTGCCCCCGGTCGGCTCGCATGTGTTCCATATCCATTAACCGTTCCATACGACGGCAACGCGCTAGCGCCCCCGGATGTCAACCATTGCCCGACCGTTCCTGCGCCGGCATTTTGAAAATTGCCGGTCGAGGATGTTCCGCCACACACCACGCCGTACGCGGTCGTTGATGCCACGCCCGTGCCGCCGTTAGTGACAGGAATTTGGCCCGTGATTGAGATAACCGGAGTCGTCGTTCCATTGACAACGTTAATATTCGTACTTCCCGTTACGCTCGTTACTGTGCCAGTTCCGCTTGAGCCAAAGAAATTTACGATTTGCCATCGCGATTGCGTTCCGTCGTAAATCAGGTTTGCGCAATAGTTAGCCGACAACGTTATATCGTTGCCGTTCGGAGAAATAATGCGGTTAGCCGCGGTCGACGACGCGCTTTGATTTGCGAGTATGATCGGAGACGAGCCTACATTCGCAATGATCAGGAACGAGCCGGCCGGTTGCGACACAATGCCGGTAATGTTTCGCGTTGCGTCCGAAGAGAGCCGTAGATACGCCGACGCGCCCGGAGCATAATTGTTTTGATCGCTAGTTATCTGAGCCGGCGTAATTGCGGTGAACGCTACCCCGACGGTATAGGTATTCAGCAACGACCATGTTTGAGCAACGCCCAAACATCCCACCGTCTGATTTGAATCCGGGAACGTGTACGTCCGCGCCACCGTCGGACCTGCGGCCGTAAAAAAGGCGATTCCCGTTCCGCCGTTCGCTGTGGGTAGAATTCCCGTTACCTTCGCCGTTAAATCGATAGTTGCCGCGGCGATTTTGGCGTTAGTTACCGCCAGATTCGCAATAGTGATTACTCCGGTTGCGGCAATTGTCGCATCCCCGCTCATGGTCTTAAATTGCGCCAACGTACCAATGCCGGGGGATAGATGTATTTGCCCGGCTGTTCCTTGCGCTAGGTCACTGGACACGATCAAAAATTCCGTTCCAGTGCAACATATCATCGCGCTTTGATATTGAAGGCCGATTGCAAGTGTAGCTTGACCGTCTATAAGTTCCGCGGCGTTCGGATCAACAACGACGGAACCCGCCGCATTGTCTGCCTTTTCAATCCAGCAATACCACCCCGCTCCGAGCGTCGCCGCGGCAGTCAATGCGATTGTTACTCCACCCCCGCCGGCAGTTACACTAAAGACTGTTCCTTTGTCTCCGGCAACGGCCGTATAGTTGGCGTTCTTTGTAACGTACGCAACGATTCCAGACGCGGCCGCGGCGGATGCGTTTTGCCATGAAGAATTGCCGGCCCCGTCCGCGGTGAGAACTTGATTCGCCGTTGCGACTCCGCTTCCGATTTTTGCGGCCGTGACCTTGTTAGCGCCGATTGTGAAGACGCCCGTCGCGCTTGTCGTTACGTCGCCGGATATGGTTGTCCACGTGGTCGACGGCGTGGCGTTCGACATGAGAACTTGCGCCGACGTCCCCGGAGTAATCGCGGCCGTCCCTGCCGACAGGATTCGCTTATTTCCGGGGAAGAAAAGAATAGCTCCCGTTGACGCGTTGACGACCTTTACGACGCCGACAACTTGAACCGTACCCGTCGTTGGAGCCGTCGCCGTGTAAGTTCCGGCCGTCGAGAGATAGACAAGGTTGCCGACCGTCAACAAATGCGTGTCGAGCCCCGTTACTTCTGCGTTGTCGTACGCGTACCCGTATGCATTGTTTGCAATGCCACCAGTCGGAATGACCCACTCCGCGTGATTCTGTCCGGTCTGGTCGGCCGTTGACAGGCTGTACGCCGGCAACGCCGTTACGACCGGCGTCGTTGCGGAGTAAAACAGCATGTCGACCGTGATCGTTCCCGCTCCACCGTTGACCGCTGTAAGCACGCCGTATTGAGTACCGCCAGCGTCAACGATGCTCACGGTCTGTCCGACTTCCCACGAGCCCGTCACGTTGATAACGACGTTTGCTCCGGCGATAGGATTGTTCGACGCCGTCGCGGTCGTCTGAGTCGAAAGACTGGCAGCACCCAAATAAACCAGAGTGCCGGCGTTTAGCGTGCCTCCGGTTGCGTTCTTCACCATGACGCGCTTGCCGACGGACTCCGAATCGATCACGTTCGCGAGTTCGTTACCCTGTCCGACGACGGTGAACTTCGCGTCGATGCGTTTGTTCTTCGGAGCGTTGTACGCCGTCGGATCGTCGACGCGCATACGCTGCACGGCCTTGAGCCTGGCGTTCGTTGAAGCTACAACATATGTGTTGGCCATCGCTCACACCTCAATCGGTCCAAAGCACCGCATGCCGCTGTCTTGCATTGCGAACCTCGTAATCGCCGGCACGCATCTTCTCCTTGATCTTTTCTTCAAAGCGCGGATCGTTCCGAAGCTGCTCGATGCGCCAGTTCAAAAACTGTGTGATTTGCTCCTGAACTTGAGCAACGGCCCGATCCGCCGTACTCCGCTGAGCAAACTCATTCCGATAGAGTTCCTTCTCCGCGTCGAGCGTCGCTCGGCTCGTGATTAGCCAGTGGCCGAAAGAATCCTGACCGCGAATCGCAACTTGTGATCTTGCATATGCATCCGCGGCCGCTGAATCATGGTTTTGCTTCATTTTCGCGGCGACAGCAGCGTTAATTGCCTCGTTGCGCTGTCTCTCATTGAGCTGCTGAACTTTCAAACCGCGCGCTGCAGCGTAGGCCGCAAGTAATCCGCTCGTATCAATTCCCAGCTTTCCGGCATTCGCCCGAGCCGTTTGAAATGCCTGAATCGCTTTCGATTCTTCCTTTGCCTTTGCTTCTGCCAACCCGCCGCCGAACCCGAGCTTGTCCAGCATGCGATCGAACGGCGAAGCCGCCTCGACCGTCTTGGCGATCGCATCCCGTTGAGCGCGAGCTTCTGGCGAATAATTCAGACCAGCCTGACGCGCCTGGTCATAGACCGCACCCTCAGCGGTTGCCTGGCGCCCGCGATTCGTGAAATACGACTCTCCGACCTGCCAGGCCATCAGTGCCGCCGTCACGATCCCGCCGCCCAGCCGCAGACCGCGGCCGATCGCATAGAACAGTTGCTGACCTGCGATCGGATTCGAAAACAGCTTTTCCGATGCCGTAACCAGCACTTTTTCCATCGTCTTACTGGACGCAATATCGTTGACCTTATCGACGCCCATTTGCAGCAAGCCGGCTTGCGCCGATGCACCGGCTAGTCCGCCTTGCTGTGCTGTATTCCACAGCGTGCCGGCTCGCGCCGCAGTCTGCACAGATCGCTGAATGCTTCCTGTCACGCCATTCAGCCAGGTCTCTCCGGATTTAGAAATCCCCATTCCGCTTCGAAGCTTCGCGAGCAATTGCTGCTCCGACATATCTCCGGAGCCGGACGCTGCCATCATTGCATAGCCTTGCAACTCTCCAGGAACGTTCGATCCCATCGCGACGATTTTCTTGCCGAGATTTACTGTCAGTCCACCATATTGCTTATCCGCGCCGAACCTCGTGGGAGTTGCCGTCGCGTTCGAAAAGTTAATCAGCGACTGAACGCGCTTTTTCTCAGCGCCGGACATGATGCCCATATCCATCCCGAGATATGCCTCGAGATGATGGCGCACGGACAGCTTTGCTGCCTTGTGAACCTGTTTCAGAGTTTTAAGAAAGGATCGCCCTTTCCTTCGTCGCCTTGCCATTTACGTTTTTTCCTTGCTCAAGGAAAATAACATTACGAAAGCCTCAGTTGCTTGAACGCCATCGTTACATGCATTTTGAAAGTCGGAGTCGGCGTCCCGCCGCCAGTGGGTTTGATGTAACGTCCATCACGGTAAACGATCGGCTCGCACATGATCAGCTCGCACGCCGGAAACGGATTCGCGTATGTTGCATCGTTCGGCCAGTCAGGTATCGATACCGATGATCCGCCCTGAATGTTCACCATCGCTTTCAAATCGTTTACAAAAGATGTAAGGATGTTTGCCGCGCTCGTGTCGATGTACATCACTTCAATGTTGTCGATCGGACGGCCGTCAAAATCATGCCGGCGAACAATCTGTCCCGCCTGAGCAGGACCTTTCTGAAAGTCCATTCCGTAACGTGGAAATCTGGGAACCGGCCGTTTGATCCACCATTTGCTTGCAACGGTGAATTCAGAGTTGTCGCCGATCATCGCCGCAAACGAGATGGCGCCTGCACCGTTGGGAGTGATGACAAACGCAGCCATTCATCTGCTTTCCCTGAATGATCAAACTTCAATTCCGTTGCGCCAGCGCCGCTTCGCGCTGAACCCGGCGCCGCTCTCCCCAGACTTCAACCGTCTCTCCAACCCGGCCGCACTGCGCCGCCTGGCGCTGATACCAGATATTGACAACTTCCAGGCGATCAGCCGGAGAAAGATCGTTCAGCCAGCGCCGCAATTCATCGTCGTTGTCCAGATCCGGCGCGACATAACTCGCGTCCTCGGTCAGTCGTTGCCCATCGCGTTCGTCGCGTCGTTTGATCTCGCAGCCAAAAAAGGCGACACAAACGCCGCAAATGAAGATGACCGCCAGCGCCAATAATCCGTACAGCGCACGGACTGGCCACAAAATCAGATATATAAAACGCCCCATATGCCCTCGGGCTCCAGGTGAGTGACCGGGAAAATTCTGAAACGACGCCGATGCTGCGGTTGAACTGCGCTGATGCAATGCTCTTCCTGGTTGAACATCCAACGAATCCGGCGCTTGAATCCGACTTCCGGAACGTCGTACTTCGCCGCGATCGCGCGCATTTCGGGCGTGATCAGGAAATCAACTTCCGGCTTTGATGTTCCGGTCGGCTTCGTCCCATCCTGCAACAGATGAACGCGATGCGCATACCAGACACGTGACATCGGCCGCAGATACCTCAGCGCCTGGCGCTGCAAGCTTCCATGCGCACGTGCCATCATTTCAGAATCAGAGATTTCATCGAAACTCAATTGATCATCGAGAAAAAAAACGCCGTCGCACTGTCCGCACGGTCGGAGTTCGGCGATCGGAGCATTCGGATTCGGAAATTCGCCAGGCACCAACTTCGCCTCAAGGATCTTGCGCAGATCCTGAATGTCGATCTTGGCCTCCATGAGCGCATCGGCAGCCGTATCGACGGAATTCACCAGCTTTTCAGCAATCGTTTCAGCCATTGCGCCCTCAATTCGTCGGTGTATATGTCAGCGTTCCCGACAGCTCGTAAACCTGCGCGACCCCGAATCCGCCCATTTGCCGGCGCTGTGTATGCGTGACGCTCCCCGGCTTCATGGCGCCGATTACGACGCCGCCAGATCCGGAACCGTTCGCTTCGCTGAAATTCAACGTGAGATTCGCGGCTGTGGCCGATTCGGCTTGAGCCACAAGATTATCGAGCGATTCCAGCGTCGCGCGAGCATCCACGAAATCAACCGATTTGATTTCAGGAAAGTTGTTCGCGTCCGCGAAAACAGGCTCAAACTGAACGATCTTTTCGATCAGGCAGCGAACCTTGCCAAGCAAAGTAACAGCGCCGAAAGTCCAGGAAGAAATACGGAAGCCGGCATTACCAGCGGTTGCGTAATTGTCAGGCATACGTCACCTCAACCAAAGTAATCCGGCAGCGGCGCCTGCGATGTGCTGCAGACGAGAATGTGCTCGAACGTTGCCGCATCGTTCGGCCGGATCTTTTTCTTCTTCACGTACCAGGTCGTTCCGTTCAGCGTGAAACTGTCGCCGGCGCTCCCGCGGCCTTGTTCAGTCACCGTGTAAACGCCGGTCTGATCGTTGTCCGATCGGATATGGAAGATGGCCACGTCGTAATCGAGATCCGCCGTCGCCGTCTCGAACTCCGGATCGATCTCGTCTTCCATCATCATGTTGATCGTTCGCGGAGAAATGCCGGCCGGCGATCCGCCAGAACCGTTCACGACCGCCGCCGAATAGACGATGGGAACGGCGAAATCATCGGAGTTGAAGAACACTCCCAGATCCGTTTTCATCGTGCTCTGCAGGCTCATCGTCTTTCCCCGCGAGGATTTGGTTGAACCAAATCTCTGTTGTTTGCAGACGTCTGCAAAACCTTCCCGCACCCTTCGCGCTGCGTCTGATAGTCACCAGCGCAGCGCCACAACCCGTCCACACACAACACAAACGTCGAAGTTTTCAGGCATTCCCCGCAGTACCGGATGATGTGCTTGTTCCGGTCCTTCACGGCTCACCTCAGTTACGGCCTCCCAGGCTTATCGCGGTTTCTGTGCAACTGCAGCGCGTCGATCAAAAGGCCTCTAATTTCCACGAGCTGCAGTTTGACCTCTCCGAAACGGCGATTGTTTTCTTCCTTGTCGGCCGTGCGCTCGGCTTTCAGTGTTGCGATCTCTGTACCCTGCCTGATCGCTTGCAACAGCGCCCAGCTCGCCAGGCCGAAGAGCACGGCGCCTGCAGCCGTACCCAAAAGCGTCACAATGCAACAGCCGATCGTTACCCAGGTAATCGCGTCCATTGCACTTCTCTCCAAGGTCATCAAGTCAAAAGAGCTGACCTGCGTGTTAGGCCCGGATGAAGCGCATGCGGACGATGCCGCCCATCGTTCCGCCGGCCTTCGTCTGCCGGATGAAGAAGTTCGTGATCGCGGCGATTGCAGCGTTCGCTGTTTGAACCTGTGCGGCGCGCACCAGACCGTTTGCTGCGACGGCGTTCAGCGACATCGCGTCCGTGATCGGCGAACCGCCCGCCGCGGCCGCGCACACCTGGATCGTGTTCGCGTTGGCGCCGTTCGCCGCGGTATTCTCGATGAGCGCATCGACCAGGCGCAGTGCGAACGGATAGGGATTTGTGATCGTAATGTCGTTCGTCGCCTGATCAGGGAACGTGACATGCAGCGTCGGTTCGTCGCACGCATCATTCAGCTTGACCGCTGCGATCGTGTCGCCGTTGGCCTTGATGCGCGCCAGACGGCCGGCATAGATCAGACCAGGAGCCACGTTCGCGGCTGGCGTCTGCACGGGATTCGTCGTGATCTTCGCCGCGACGGTATCCCAGAAGCAGGCCTGGCCCTCGACGCCCGTGTCGGTCGTCACGGACGGCAAGCGCCAGACGCCATCCACCGCCACGTCACCCGTGGCAGCATTGGCCAGCGTCGTGTCGATCTGATTCGCGCCCTGGACTAGGATGCCCAGCCGGCTGCCGACGAACACCGGATCGCCGAGGTTCTTCGTCACACCGCTGTTGTTTTTCCACGGAATCACATTGCCTTCGGATTCCTTTGTCGCTACCCACGCCATGTTTGTTTCCTCCAAAAAAATTGTGGTCGCCAGAATCCCGAGGCTACGCGCCTTCCGGTAATCCGAACTTTGCGCCTTTCAGCGCCTCGACAATCAATGCGTTACCAGCGACAAGCGCAGCTCCAGACAGGTTCTGCGCGACGATCGCGGCATCCGCCTGGAGCTTGACGACGACCGCCGAATTCAGATCGGTCGCACGCTGCAAAATTCCAGCCGTCTCCGGTGAATCATCGCCAAGCGCAGACGCTAGGATCGCGACCGTCACGTCGACGCCCAGATAAGCCGCGTCGGCTGTGTGTGCGGTTACGAAATCCTGCGCCGCCTTGATTCCCTGATCCTGAGCACTCATTGCATGGTCTCCGCTTCCAATGCCCCGGCCCCGCCGGACTGCTTGGCGGGGCCAGGAATTGATTATGAGTCGATCGTTTACGCGCCGGTGCTCTTGTGGATGCCGCGCCAATCCAGCGCCTTCGCCGTGCACGGCAGGTAGGCGCGGAACTGCATCGCCAGGCGGTCGAAGTCTTCCCACACATCGGTACGCGGAGCTTCGTTGCCGTCCAGGAACGTCACTTCCAGCGTGTCCACGCTCGCCGGATCGCCGATCAGGTACCAGGCCGTGGCGCTATTGCCGGAATAGCTGGAATTGCTCAGCCGACTCTCCACCACGACTTCGCGGATGATGTCACGGTAAACGTTGATCACGTTCGCCGAGAGCTGCGCCGTCACATCGCCAGGCGAAAAGGCGATCTGTTTGGCGCTGACTTCCAATTCCGGCGGAACGAGCAGGATCGCCGGATTGACATCGAGCGGCTCGGACGCGAATTCTGAATCGTTCGGAGCCTGAATCGACGTCTGCTTGCGCATGTCCGTGATCGCGGTCTTCAGCGTCGTCGCACCCAGCGCCGTAGCCGTGGTGTCCCAGTTCTTGTGCGTGCCGGCGTTCTGGAACAACGCGATGCCGTCGTTCATGGTCGGATTCGCCAGCAGGTGCGTATAGACCAGGCGGGACGGCAAGCGCGCCGCGGCCTGGCCCATCTTTGCCGGCAGGCTGCCCAGCGCGTCCAGATCGTCATTCACGAACATCTGCCAGGTCAGGCTGATGCGGCGCGCGTAGACGGCGAGCGTCAACGCTTCCTTTTCGTCGCCGATCTGGCTGTCCAGGATTTCGCCATTTTCATCCGTCTGGCGCAGATCCGCGAAGTCAGACAGGCGCAGGCGATAAGCCTGTTTGAAGTCCGGCGTGCTGCCGATCTTGCACCAGCGCCGCCAGGTGGGGGCGGCCTTGGTGTATGCCTTCAGCATCGCCTTGTTCTGGATGTTCGCGAGAATGTTCGCGATCGAGCCCGACACGTTGCCGGCGCTGGCGCGATACTTCGCGTCAGGCGAGAAAATCGCCCGCGCCATTTCTTCCGTCCCCATTGCCCGCCAGCCGGGAAAGTTGATGAGCTGCAGGTACGTCCGCGCCAGATCCATCATGCGCACGCCCTGGCGTTCGACCTTTTGCTCTTCCGGCGTCAGGTCGATGATCGGAACGAACGCCTTCTGCGTCTCGTCGTAGCGATTGCCCATGCGCCGCGACAGATTCACGGCCATGTGCCGCAAAATCTTATCGCTTGCGTCCGCGCCATGCTGCACGCGCGCGCCGCGGGACACCGGACCGACGTCGCGCCGGCCCAACTCGCGGACGATCGCCGTACATGCACCGGCCACAGATGCGCCTCGTTCAATCAGGCGTTCGGCCACCACTTCGTCCAGATTGGCGTTGCGGACCGCCTGGCGGATGCCGGCGATGCGATCGCGTTCGGCCAGTCGTGCGCGCTGCTCCACGCGGCGCATATCGACACTGCGCTGCTGCGGCCGGCGCGATCGCGGAGCGCCTGTTGGCGAGCCCGGGCGGATTGTGCCGCACATCTCGCCATCGCGCTCGGTTCCGTCCGCGGCGGTGTCGCCGTTGTCTTCGCCGGCGCTGGCGTTCAGCTCGCTTTCGTCATCGTCTTCATCCACGACGACATCGCGGCCGCTCTCGTTCAGCTCCGCGGCTTCTTCCGATGCATCCGCATCGTGCGAGAGACCTTCGTCTCCGGTCACCTGCCGGCCTTCATCGCTTTCGTCGGTGTAATCCGAGCCATTCACGTCCTGCGCCAGGTCGCCGCTTTCGACATTGAAGCTGCCTTTGATTTTGGCTCGCTTTTGCCCCGCGGGCCGCTTGACTTGCTTGCTCATGTTTTCCTTTCTGTCAGCCCGCAAGGCTGAACGTTGAGAACGACCGACGCCGACACTGGCATCAGCCGGGATAGGCGTAAGTGTGATTTCGAGCACCCGCCATTTTGTGGCGACCACGGCCGGACCTTCGACGCCATCGAAGCTTTCGCCGGCGTGCACCCGGACCATCTCCAGCACTTTGTAACCGACCGAAATTCCGCGCAATGTCTTGTCCAGCACTTCGCGCCAGACCTCATCGGCCTTCGCAGTCGTGCCGAACTTCAGAATCGCAACGCCGCGGCGCGATTTGATGCCGACGCTCAGCGGATAGCCGACGTTCTGATTCGGATCGTGATTCTTCAGTACACTGCCGATGTTGCGCACCGGCTCCAGATCCACCGCGCCAGGCGAATGCAGTAGCACTTCAGGCACTCGCATGCCGAAGTACTCATCTTCGCGCGCAACGTCGCGTGTTTCGGAAGAGAACGAGACCTGAATCGTCCGTTCCTGCTCGTTGATCGAATTGACGTCGAGCGCCGCGAAGCGCTTCTGCCGTCGCGGCGTCGCGATCGCGATCCGCTTCGAAGATTTATTGAGGCTCTTCATCGGCGCCTCCAAAATCTTCGTTTGCCTGGACGCCAACCGCGGCGAGCTGGTCCTTTGTCGGACCGCCTTCTTCGCCGGCCTTCGCGCTCATCTGGTTTTGCTTGGCGTTCTCAGCTTTCGGAACCTTACCGCCATCCGTGCCAGGCTTCGCCACGCCATAGGCCCACGGCATCGTCAGGCCGGCCTTCTCCGCCGCGGCCTTGTATGCCGCCAGGCTCTCCAGCCGTTCGCCCGGCTCCATGTTCGAATTGTTCGTGACTTCATCCAGCGTCTTGAAACCATTCGTAACCAACACGGCTTCGGCGGTCGCTTCCTGCAGCGGATTTACATAATCCCAGCCCGGCGTATTCACGTAACACGCCGACAGCCGCGCCGGATTCTTGAGGTATTCAGCCTGCAACTGCTCGCCGAGTTTCCCCGACATGGCGCAGGCGCCCACAAAGCGCTTCCAGATCGGAATGCAGAGATGCCGGACGTGCAGCCCCTGAATCGTGCGGAAGCTGCGCCGATCCTCCAGCGCTTCCTGACGCAATGAAGAGAACGAGCCGCCCGTGTAATCGCGCGCGAGGATCGAATAGCCAATGTCGCAAGCCGCGGACGCCAGGCGCACCAATGCTTGATAGAATGGCAGGAATGTCCCGCCTGGCCGGTTGCCTTGGACGGTTTGAACTTCGCCCTCGCCCATCGTCATCATGCCCGGCTCGAGCTGCGTCACGGTGTTGCCGTACGCGTCTTTCAACGACGAGCCGGTCTGTGAATTCTGCTGATACTGCAGCGGGTTCAGCGAGCCGCCCTTGATATGCACACCGAAGCAAGCCGCCATCTTGACGGCGATCAGCTCCCACGTGATCAGGTCGCGGATGTCCGCCAGGAGGGGCAGCGCCGCCGTCATGCCGGAAACGCCGCGCGTCTGTTCAGCGCGCTCCGGTTGGAAGTAGTGAATGACATTGCGAGCATCGATGCGCACGGTTTCGAAATGTGTGCCGATCGCGTACTGATCGCCCGGATGATCCTTCAGCACATGGAACGCAACAACGTGATGATCTTCGTTATATTCGATCCCATGCTTGATGTAGTGCATTACGGCTTTACCTGTTTTCTTATCAACCACCGGGAATTCGCCGAACGGTTGCATCGGCCCGAACACCGCGCCCGTGTATTGCAGCGCGCTCGGATCTTCGGTCACGGGCCCGTTGTCGCTTTGCAGCGGCATCTCAGTCGCGCCGACTGCCGTTCCGAATGTCTCCAGCGACGTCGGCAACCGATCCGGCTCGAGCACCTCCAGCGAGAACGGCAGATCTGAGCCGGCTGCCGGCTTGTCGTGAATCAGGATCAGGACTTCGCCGGCCACAAGCAGCTCGCTGTCGGCCGTGCGGTAAATGTCCTGTTCGCCCCAGCGGCCGGTGAGCTCCAGACGATCTTTGTATTCGCGCCACAGTCGCTTCAGGAGCTTGTTTGTTTCGACGTCCGCCCTGTCGCTGCCAGGCATGCGCACAGCCGGATCGATCGTAATCCCCTGTCCGGTGTCGCTGTCGCCCACGACGTTATTGCCGCGCGCATGAACCATATTGCGCGCCAGCCCGTTGTTGCGAACCTCTTCGCGCGCAAACGATCGGATGCGGCCGATCTTTCCGTTCAGCTCGCTGTCGGCATCGCGTGACGTCGTGATACGATGCTGTGTCAGCCGCGACTTATTGAAAGCCTCATAGCCGCGCTGCGCGAAGTAAGCCGTGCGCGCGTGCTCCATGCGCCACGCCGTCATCGGGGCCACGATCGAGATTGCATCCGAGATAAAACTTCCAATCCGAGCAGAGACCCGGACGGCCATTGGCGCTTTGCGCGCGCGCCTGCCCATCATCACAGCCGGCCGCCCCGGCATCTTGTTCTCTGATTGCACGGGAGACGCTTCGGGAGTGAAACTCATATCACTCATCCCGCCCTCCCGAAGCCGATCGGCACCATGCGCACGTCGCCGCCGCCGTTCGCGGCGCGTTCGTGCTCGGCGATCGCCTTGTCGAGATCGTCAAGATTATCCCAGCGAGTAAGTTGACGATTTTGAATCGAATAGTTCTTCGGAAGGTTCAAACGGCAAATTCGAGCGTTTGCAGCCTGCTGTCGTGCGGTCGCATAATCTCCGCCAGCCATCGCGTTGATCGCGGCCTGCAAATAGGTCTCGAATTGCGTCTGATCCAATGCCATACGCTGCTGATTACAATTTTCGCAGCGCGATGGCAATGGGGTAGTCGATCGAGAGTGCTACTAATAGAAATAAAGTGCAGTAATAGAAATAAACTATTAGGCTTCTGTCGTTTTAAACTTCGTTCCGCAATCCATGCATTCACGATAGCGCACGGTTGCACCTTCTTCCTGAACTGTTCGCAGGACTTTCGACCGCGGCGATCGACAAGCTGCATTCGAGCAATATATCCCGCCCGACTTTAGAAACTTCCGCGGAGCCGGCGCAGCCGCTGGCGGTCCTTCCTCTTTCGGCCCTACTGGCTTCTTTGGAGCCGGCAACGGTTCAGGCTTCGTAAAATCTCCAGACATTGCCGGCATTGGAACTGCTACCCGCGTCTTACGATCCGTATTCATCCATCCTCCGCTTCTCCCCCCACGGGATCCGCATTTCAAAACCGCTCACGCCTAAACTGACTCGGAATCTCCGGAACACGCACCCCGGCCGGCGCCGGTGCTGCTGTAGTTTGAGAATTTGCAGACGTCTGCAAAATCGAAGGATTGCCGGCAGTAATGCCGACAGCGCCCGCCGCAGCAAATGCGTAGGCCTCGCAATCCAGGAAGTGATTCGCGTCCTGATATTCCTTCCATCCCATTTCCCGCTTGCCGGTCTTCGGATGGAGAAACTCCTCCCAACGCTCCGCAATGACCTGGCTCACATAATCATCATTACGGCTGACGTCGGCGTGAACAAAGAACCATGGTTTGATTGCAACTGATTCACCGACGTTCATCTGCAGCGCTTTCGCACGAAGTGACGCGATCTTGATACCGTTCTGAACTTCACGCTTCCAGTGATCGGCATGCAAGCGCATCAACATACGCTTGTCTTTCGGATCGTAGTACTGGTGCCTCAACGGTCGGCCGCGACCGTCCACGCATTCCGCCGCGGCCTTTTCACATGAATCGGTCCATTGACCAGTCAGGCCGCCGCGGCGCAAGAGTCGGGAACCAACTCCAAAACCTTTGATCGGACGCAGACAGTGAAAGGACTTATTTCCGCACCACGCGTAAATCTCATCTGCCCATTCGGCGCCGGCGTCCACATACGTCATGTCGACGCTGACAGGATTGTTTGCTGCGTCGCGGGCCCCGGCGGAGATCCATACCCAGACGCGATCGAGCGCGGCATAGATCGCCTGCGTTCGCGTCGCCAGAAACCGCGCATCGCGCCGGTCCAATCGTTTTCCCAGTTCTTTCTTGAATTGAACAAGGCCGGTCCATTCCGTTACATGATCGACCAGGTACGTTTCGCCTTCTCGAGTCCAGGCCCGCTTCACCGCACGCACCGCGTCCTCGTTGATGTCAACGCCTGCAGTCAATGCAATATTGAATTCCGGCGCCCGTCCGCGCGGCAGCGAGCTCACAGTCAACAATACCGTGTCGATGCTTAAATCGCTTTCGTCGCCGATCATCTTCGGCGTGTAAGGAAGCACGAGACACTTCTGTGAGCAATTCTTTTGATCGTCGATCAGGTCGCCGGTCAACGCGCCCAGATCACTGGCAACGATTTCGCGCGCCACCTGGCCGATCGTGTATTTCGGTGAGAGCAGGCGCCACGTCCAGAACGATCGCGACGAGGCCTTGCGCGGATCCGGACGGAATGCCGGCAGCGTTTCGCTCGGCTGCGCCTCCGGCGTCCAACCCAGTTCGACGCCGTTCGGCAGCCGCGGCCCCTTGCACGCCGGCGGAGATTCAGGATCCTTGATTCCTTCCACAACGTCCGGTTGCGCGAGCTGCCACCCTGACCAGGTCCTCAGCTCATCCAGCCATTCAACCCGCGGGATCGGCGTCAACTTCACATCATCGTGACGGATGATGTGGCAACCGATCGGCACCCATACAACCGCGCGCAGCGATGACCGGAACTCCTTTGTCGTGAAGGCATGCTCGCAGCGTTTACAGACCAGCCTCGCCTGTTCTTCAGCAGCGGAGGGAGTGGCGGAGGAAATCGCGGCGATTTCCAGCAGGTGCACCGTCTCTAGCGTCAGCTCGAGATCCGGCTCTTCGAGATGCCGTTCGTGCGCCGGCATGGCGTAATGACCGCAGGCCGGGCACGGCACGAACGGCCGGCTCCGATCGCCCTGGCGAAAGCGAACCCAGGAAAGCCCGTCACGCACGGTAACAGTGCAATCGCTAGTGATCAAATGAGTCGCCGGATAAGCCGCGGCGCGATCGCGCGCCAGAGCGTACGAGCTGGCCTCGTTGCCGATCGCCGCCCTTGTCTTCTCGAGCTCCGAGCAGCGCACGATCCGCGCCTCGCGCTGGCTCAGCCCCACGGCCGATTCCGGACCGGCGGAGTAGAGCAGACCGCCGTCGGCAAAATGGCGCTCAGCCCAGCGCCCGGCATCCATGCGCTCCAGGAGCTGCTGCCGGAGCACAGGATCCACCGACAACGTCTTGAGCCATCGCGCCGTCCAGATATTCAGCGCGTTGTCCGCGGAGCCATTCATATAGAAGACGGTCTCGCGCGCTTCGCAGAGATCGTAAAGCGTTGGCAGCTCGCAGACGTGGAATGTCTTCCCGATCTGCGGAGGACCAACGACGTCGACCGTCCGGACGTGCGGCCAGTACTGGCACTCCGCGATCTCAACGCCCCACGGTGTGTTCTCCGGAGAATAGCGGCCCTTGAAGGCCTGGCTGTGTTCATTGCGGACGCGCAGCATCGCCCAGGGAATAACCGGGAGCGTACGGCGTACGGACGCGCCGCGGCGCTCCGGTTCGCGTAGAAGAGTCACAGACATGCAATGATCTCCTCGACGCGTTTCAGCAGAATCTCCCGAACTTCATCTTTCGATTTGACGGTGACCAGGCCCTTCGGATCGGCGCCGTTGAGCAGATCCGCGGCAAGTGGCTGCAGGTCCTGCATGATCGCGTCGACCGTCGAGGCCTCCGGGACATGGCGCTCGATGATGCTCCGCGCCCGGGCCGGGTACTGGCAAGCGACCAGGCGGAACTCTGCAGCCGTTTGCAAAGCCCTGGTCTCGACATCCTCGATCGCTACATAACGGCCGGCGTCTCGATCGAGCTCGAACTGGATCTTCGCTCTCCTGGCCTGCTTGAGCTCGAGATCTGCCACATCCAGGCCGGCCGGCGCCGGCGTCGAAGGCGCAATACCCTCTTCGACCAGGAGCCCATTGCGCTTGCCCCACTCCATCGCACCAGCGAGATCCGGAGGCATAGGATCCGTGGTTTGCGCCTGGCGCTTGGAGATCCAGCTCTGCGACCGTCTGAACAAGTCGCCGAGCTGCTTTTGTGTTGCGTGCTCTTTGGCCATCGCGCCCTAAAAACCGAAGGAGAAATTCCATTCCGCGAACCTATTCCGCAGAATGCTCCGTAATATTTCCGAAATCCAAAACCGTTCCCGTATCAATCGCCGGCCGCTTGACCAC